GAACTTTGAGAACGACGACGGCCACACCCCGGCGACCATATGGGCGATTCGGAACGCCGCCCTCGCCAACGCAAAGGCGGCGGTAAGCGGCACGACCGAACCGGCCAAAGCCGACGACTGGCGGGCGAAGTGTACGGTGGATAAGGCAATCGCACACGATTGGAACGTCCACTCGCCTTGTGACAACTACTACCTAGCAGCATCCTACAGGGGCGGCGAGTTGGTTCCATATTGGTGCCCAAACGCCAACCACAAGACGCTAGAAAAACGTGACCGAATGGGGATATTCGTGTCAGACACAAATGCACGAATCGCTCTTTCAAAGGCACCGAAGCCGCCGGAGGTGGAGCCATGACCCGCACAAACTACGGCGCGTCACAGATGCCGGAATACTCAACCCCACCAGCCCCGAACGCCGATGGAGATCCCATGCCCGCACCCCTAGCCGTGAGGTCCGATACGGAACAGCCCAACCTCATCGACACGGTAGAGAAGGCCATTCTCGGACTCGACTTTGAGACGGCAACCCCGGACCAAATGGCGGCGGCTATCACGTTCATCGAGGCCCTGAAAGCCCGCACCCGCGAACTCGACAAGCAAATGGAGCAGGCCGCTATCGCGTGGCTCCAGTTCCACGGCGACCTGACCATCGGGGAGAATCGGTACTACGTCGGCACGGTGAAGCATACAAAGTGCATCAACCCGAAGGCGACGATTGAGGCGTTGCTCGTGGCGGCGGATGGTGCCTTGGACGGTATCGAGCAGTGCCTTGTGTCTCAGCCGTTCAAGGCCGGGGCAACGCGAACAATTCTCGGCGATTCTGTATTCGATTCACAGTTTGAGACGATAGTAATGCCAGACCTAAAAACGGGCAAGCCCTTGCGGAAGGTCCAAAAGAGCAACCCGAAGTTTCTGAAAGGTGGTAGCGATGCGGAAGCATGAAACGTACAAGAGCAATTTCCTCAAGGCCGACAATCTCAGCC